GCTATGGCCATCAAACCTCGTACTCGCTCCAGGGGGGTATATACCTCTTTGGGCAAAATTGAGGGTGGATCTTTGGAGACAATCACGGACTACCCGGGTAAACCCGCTGGACATCCGATATACGGCACTAAGCCGTGTACTCATTCCAAGATCAAAGTGACCAAGCAGGCATCCTTCCCACTTTTTGAGTCTAAAGGGTTTTTAACACCCTACTCGAATTGGGTAAAGACGATGCCCCCCGAGGGTTATTACGCGACGAATGTGCCGTCTTCTTTCGGAGACAGCTACAATACGGAATACCAATTCCAAGATCGCTCTATGCGATCCTTCGCGAATTTTGTTCCCCGCGGCGTTTCTCTCCCTAACTTCATTCTGGAGCTGGGAGACTTAAAGTCGCTCGCTGAATTAGCGATGCGATATGCCAGGATTGCCAAATCACCGAAGCACCTCCTAAAGAAATTGAAGAGGTCTTCTAGCGAGAACGTAAAAGATCTCGCGAAAGAAGCGGCAGACTTGAACCTTACTTACGAGTTCGGTATCAAGCCTTTCATTAATGACCTTCAGGACATCCTGAATGTCACGACAAACCTGCAAAAGCGCCTTAAATGGCTGAAACGCACAAAGGGTAAACACGTCACTACCAGGAATCTGTCTAATAAGGCATTTCCTGATTACCAGACGGGGTCCATGAACTGGCTCCCAACTGGAGTGGCTGTGTCGTCCTCGGAATTCAATGTCCGGACCCACTACACTGGTCGCAAGCAGACTTACGTCGCTGGCGCAACCATGTACCATGACCTTGGACCTGAGCTTGAGGGGTTTTATTCCCTTCTTTCTGCTTACACGTCGTACTTTGGCTTCGACCGACCCGTGGAGGTGATCTGGGAAGCAATTCCCTTCTCTTTCCTTGTGGATTGGTTCTTAGACCTTAGCTATTACGCCGAGCAGTTCCAGGTCCAGAGCGCGTTTAGTCAGCGTATTAAACTGACCAATCCCTGGTTCTCCGTTAAACGGATCCAGTTGATAACTCGAGACATTGAAGTCGTGCCTTGGCGGTTCCCCGGATTCATTCGATTCCCCAATGGGGACGAGGGTGGGTTTAAGGAGACCGTTTTTGAGGCCGAACATGTCTCTTACGCGCGCTTTAACAAGCTAGAGGGTCAAGTGGGTCTCTCGCTTTCCACGGATCTTAATGAGGTCCAGTGGAGAAACTTCGCGGCTTTGGCCGTTCAGCGGATATCTTGAGTGCTCCGTCTCATATGAGAAAAGTCACTCTGATCACCTAGCAAGAGCAAACCATGCTTGCCTCCAATCTCACTATTGCAGATGCAGCAGCGGCGAACAAAACGTTCGTCTCTATTGCAACCACCGACGGTTCCAGTGTTCGAATTGATAACTCGAGCACTTCTATTCTTCCCCGTAAGATGCGTGTCTCACATAATGTGAGCTCGTACTCCCAGGGAGGTGAGCGTTTTTCGCTCGACCGTCGGCTCGTCCAGTTCTCGGTCGCAAAGGCCGATGCGGACGAAATGACCCACATTGGGTCGGTGAATCTCACCATTCAGGTTCCTCGGCTCGCGATTTTCGCTGAGTCCGATATGAAGCACCTTTGGTACTTCACGAAGAACTTTTTGAGTGATGGGAACTTCACTTCTATTCTGCTTGGAGAGGCCTGATTTTTGAGGTCTATGGGGGCGAACGTGGCAAGCTTGTGGATGACCAACCTATTTAGAGGTGATCATGAAAAGCCCCTCGATTTACATCGAGTTGCTACTTAACGTGCTTGCCGATGCCCATTGTGGTCCGTCGGGAAGATCTTCCGATCTTTCCAGAGACGTTAGTTACGTCTCACGGCGATATGACTCGGAGGGTCTCCAGTTTCTTACGACGACATTGCCAACCTTAGGGAAGGCTTTGATCGAATCGCTCGAGACTGGACTCTTCGTACTTCCTCAGGGGTTTAAACCCCGTTCAAGGAAGTCTCAGATCCCTGCTTTTGGGCAGGTGTTCTTCAAGAGGTTGTTCTCCGATGATGGGCTACTACTGGATGATCCGGATCCTTATTCCGTTCAGGAACTGATCCAGATCCTCATGATGTTCTATAAGATCGACGTTCCTTACAGCGATGAGCAATGCTCAAGGGTCATCGAAAAATTCGTGACTACTGATGCTGAATTGGATCGTCTCGACCTTTCGAAGGCGCCTTCCGAGATCCTTTTGGAAGCTCAGAGGTTCCTGGCACGTCTCTTTAAGCGGTTTGATCCGCGAGAGATAGTGCCACGTCATGGTCCAGGTGCCGTCGCTTCTGGTGAGAAGCTCAATGAGAAATGGACCTTCAAGGTCCACTATCATCGCATTCACGAGAAGTATCCGTACTACGACTATTTTGTCGCAAATCGTACGGAGGAGTTGTTGGATCGAGTCAAATGGTACCGGAATCTCAGAAGAGAGATTTCCGGTTGCACAAAAGTTGTGCTAGTACCAAAAGACTCTCGCGGTCCCCGTCTCATTTCTAGTGAGCCATTGGAGTATATGTATCTCCAACAGGGGCTTGGGCGAGAAATCACCCGCCTCTGCGAAAGCCATCCTCTAACGAGGGGCTTCGTGAACTTCACTGACCAGTCGATTAACGGGCGCTACGCCTTCGAGTCCTCTATGGACCGTCGGTATGCGACCCTCGACTTGGAAGAGGCATCAGACCGGGTGAGTGTAAAGCTTGTTGAGGCTCTGTTCCCACCGTGGATCACTCCTTACTTGCTCGCACTCCGTTCAACGCACACGCAGCTTCCTAATAAGGAAGTTATGGCACTGAATAAGTTCGCGCCTATGGGTTCAGCTTTATGCTTCCCCGTTATGTCGCTTACTCTCTATGCCATCTCCAAAGCGTGTGTTAAGTTTCACGGCAATGGCTGCGATGATGTATTGGTGTATGGCGATGATCTCGTCGTACCATCAACTATCGCAGAGACTCTCATGGGTTTGCTCCCTGCCTTTGGGCTTAGAGCTAATTCCAAAAAGAGTTTCTTCAGGGGATATTTTCGCGAATCGTGTGGCAGCGATGCCTTTAGGGGCGTTGCTGTTAATCCACTACGAGTGCGGAAACCCTGGAGCGGCAGTCCAAAAGATGCAGCAGCTTTCGCAAGCTACTGGGCACTCAGTCAGGCTATGCTTGACAGAGGGTTTTGGAGAAGTTCCAAATTTCTTCAGGACCAGGTTGAAACCATGTACGGAAAGGTCCCCTACGGGACCTCTACGTCCGGCTATATTTGCCGGCCCGTCTCAGCAGTTAATGCAGAACGGCTTAATGTTTCTTCCAGGCTCAGACGCCGATGGCGGGCTGATCTTCAGAGATGGGAGTTTCGGTGTAGATCAATTGGATCACCCGGAATTAAATCTCCCTTATCTGGTTGGCCTCGTTTATTGAAGGGCTTAACTAACCCCTCTTTAGGCGACCCCCAACTTGGAGTCGAATCCCGATCGACTAAAATAAGAACGGGATGGTGGCCAGTCTAGCACATTGCTGAC